GTAGTAATTCCAGCGTCTGTGGATACGGTAATACCTTCTCCACCATTTGATGTGTAGAGTAACTCATCTCCGGTTAAGATACTGTGCCCTGGAATATAAATTGATCTTGTTGGGATTGTTAATTGGGTAATTCCCGCACCTGGATTTGTGAAGTGGAGTGTTGAATTGATGCCCACGCCACTTTGTGTTCCCAATCCAACAGATTCGGAAGGATCAAAGTAATATTCCTTATGCAGTTGTGTTGCGTAAGATGTGGTAATTCCAAAGTTTACACCAAACTTTCTGGTCTTTTCTGTGAGTGCAAATCCAACTGGCAGTGAAGATACTCCAGAAGTTCCGTTTTGATCACGAAGAACTCTAACTCTTTGCGAAAAAGTGTCGATATTTAAAATTTTAACCTGTTCCGGGCCAAATTGATAAATATCATTCTCTCTTACTGTTGGATACGATAGATTTCCTACAACATTCAAATATGTTATAGGTCCAGACGCTGTAGATGCTACAGATGCTGATGTTAAGAATAGGCGATTTTCCTCATACCTAATAACATCAAACGCAGACTTTTCACCCTCAACATCAATTTGAATCTCATCAAGATTTGTCAAATTGTGAATTACTGAAGAAAATCCAACAAATTTATATGGTTGATTATCCGATGCCTTTATAAATTGTATATTTGAAATAGTGGTTGATGCTAAACTTACTTGAGAGACTGTCTTGCCATTTACAAGTTCAATCTCAGCATCTACTCCAGATCCACCACTTGTGCTCTCATCAAAGACCAATTCATCACCGGCAGTGTATCCAGTTCCACCATCAATAATTCTAATACTCTTAACTTTCCCAGTCCCAATATATTCAACTTTACCAAATGAAGATCTGAATATATCTGGTCCTGGAAGAAATTCATACAAACTTTTTTCATTTAGAAGTTTGTATGGAGTTATATTTCTAAGCAAACGATTGTTAGGAATGCTGTAGGAATCTTGATTGCTTGTGGTTAGGAAGTTAAACTCAATTGGTTTTGAGTGATATGTGGTTCCAATTACATATGGGAATTGTGGTTGTCTAAAGAACTTGAATGGTCCACTATTTGCAAGAGGCCCCACAGTGCAGAAATATGCATATGTTCCGTTGGGATATTCTGGCGTTACACAGAAGCGACCATTATGCTCATCCAGATCACCACTAGCATCATAGGAATAATCATTTATAAAGAATCCGGGTGGATATTGTGGTGGTCTGTTTGAATCCACATCTATGACATAGCTTGATTGCATCCGTTTAATGGCACCCGGTGTTGATGGGTCTGAGTATCCATGTGGACCGTAAATTGGATTTCCGTCATATGCCCAACCAATAATCGGAGAGTGTGATGTTGAATCTTGCTCAAAACCATTGTCAGCAATAGTCAAATCTGGAGTATAAGTCAATTGACCACCAATACGACTTTCACTTAGAACAGATTTCCTTAACGATCTTGGTGCATATGCATGACAATATTGTAGACCAATCTCAGAATTAAGGCCCTGATCAAGAATTCCATCGTCGTCAACAATATTTTTCTTCTCAATCAGTCTTTTCACTAGGTCAATGGTCCAGGATTTGATTACGGCCTGGAACTTAGCACCCTCTCCGGTGGTTATGATTGTGATGAATGTATCATTACTACTATATCCACCACCACTTTCAACAATGGAAACATCTACAATTACACCATTTTCAATTACTGGTGTCAATTTGGCACCAGATCCGGATCCTGAAGTAATTGTTAAAATTGGATTTGTGTTATAGTTGCTTCCACCATTGGCGATCACAACATCAACAATCCGTCCTCCGGAAATAATTGGAGTGATTTGTGCTTTTGAACCGGAAATAACATTAAAATTGGGTTGGCGATTGTGATTAATAATTCCCGATGATCCGTAGCTGGATCCATTATTGGTCAAATATGTTCCATATACTTGGCCTGAGAATATTGGAATCAGATTTGCATTAAAATCCTGTCCAGATTCTGTGGAGACTCCAATTCTTCCCTTAATGGATAGGGTGATTGGTTCATAGTTGAAGTCATGATTTCCTGATCCAACCGAAGTAAGATCAACATATTGCTTAGAATTGAAGAAGAATTGAGAAGATGTATTACCAACCCCAACTTCTGACAATCTAATTTGATCATCGCTTACCTTTGTCACATAATATGATGTTCCAGAAACAAGTCCGCCAATAGGAGTTGCAGACGGATAATATACAATTTTTTCACCACTCTCATATCCATGAGATGAAATATTTAAAATATTTGCCGTAATGTCAATATCTGCTGAAGAACATCTGACAAGTCTTGTCTTATACCCTGATCCAGGATTTGATATTGTTACTGATCCGATTTTATTCTTCTTTGTAGTGGATGCGAAGGATTGAAGTCCATATCCAAAAGAAGATATGGAAATGGTATTAATTCCTGCTGATGCATCAAATAATGATTTGTGCAATTGAATTTGGGTACCATTATGTCCAGATGGGAATGAGACGTAATAACCTGCATTTGTTGTCAATCCACTGATAATCTGTTGATTTCTTGGGCTGTAAACAACTTGTTCATAGTTCCTAAACCCATGATAGGTGGAGAAACCAATTACGTTAGTCGTTGTATTAACGCCAGATGTTGATGCCGAGTTGAAGATTGCTTCGTGAGTGAATTCGGTTAGGTTGGCAACTGCTCTTGCTCCCGTGCCTCCACCACCATTAAGTTCAATAATAGGCTGCTCAACATAATCAAATCCTGGATTTTGAATATCAATTCTTTGTAGAGATCCTGTTATGGATAGGTTCCCAGTTGCTCCAACACCAGTGGAATCGCTAATAATGAGAGATGGTGGATTGATAATATCATACCCATCACCACCAGCAGTTACTGCAACGTCATCGATTGGTCCATAATAAACAAAATTTCTTGATTTGTAATTTAGAAGTTCAACTCCGTTAATAAAAATACCAATTTGTCCAGTGGGAGTTGGGTGATTTATTGAATTAAACTCTGGAGTTGATAGTTTTCTGATTAATTTTTGAGATTCTACTGGTTGTTTTTGTAGATTTCTGAATGAGAAGGTGGATAATTCCACTCTACTCTCATATCCTGGATTAATTGTTCCAGAAAATGAGACATAATATGCATCAATTCCAGTTAAATCTGCATTAAAGATATTATCTCTTGACTTTGCAAGACGTATGGAAGTAGAAGAAATGACCTTTACGAAGTAAATTCCCTCAGGGGCAATTGAATTTTCTTCGTTTGCGGGCCTATAGATCACAGAATCTCCAGTGTAGAAGGAGTGCTCTGTTGGAAATACCAAATCTTTTCCATTAAATGTTCCGGAAAATTCAATTGATCTATCCTCAAGGTCTAAGTTTTGGCCAAGATAGGTTGGAATAGATGCTGATGCAACATAAAGTTCATCCTTATCAGATTCACTGCAGTAAATATTTTGAACATTTGTATTGTATTGAAGGATTTCGGGGAATCTTTCCGGATCATTAATAGATGGTTTTAGTAGATTATTACGAATTGATTTGATTCTATCCTTATTTGGGATAATATTGTTCTGAGTAACTTGAATTGTGTTTAGATTGATGATGGATGAAACATAACCACCAGTAAATGTGGATCCATCAGTCGCTATGAATGTAACTTCATTACCAATTCTAAAATCATGTTGGTCAAATGTGGAAACTGTGTAGATGAATGAGGTTCCGGAGGGATCTGAAATTGATGAAATATCGTAAATTACTGGGATATTGAAGATCCAGTTGTTTGCCTTTTCATCAGTTAGGTCTTCGCCAAGATTTTTGATGTAAATTCTATCCTCAACTGATAATTCAACTGGTTGGTTTCCTGGAGTTACTAGACTAGAGATGACGCCATTCACTCTGAGTTCAACTTTTTCCCTCTCTACTCCACCAAATCCATAAACATAAATCTCCTTTCCTCCAACAGAATGGAGTTTGATGTCGGAATTTGCTGGAATTGTGTCCTCAATACCACTACATCCGAAAAATTGTGTTACTGATTTTGATGTGTAATCAATATAAAAAGTAGCTCCGTTGCTGAGATCGACTCTCAATTGACCAGAATCGGGAAATCCTACGGTAGAATCAACATCTAATGTAACATCCCCAGCAGATGCCTCAGATATATTTTTAGTTTTGGGGTGAATTGAGAATATGCCTGCGACTGTGCCGCTGGATACGTTGATGTCTCTGTTATAGTCAGAGTCCAGACTGAGAATATAAAACTCCTTATTTTCCCTTAAAATGCGTTCTACTTGAGTTACTGCCCCACTTGCTCTAAAGATGAAGTCATTTTCATCTTGAAAAATGGTTGCATTTAGCAGTTTTTCCGGATCTCCAGAGACTGCCTCCACCACAAGATCGTTTGTAATTCTAAATTCTGCATCTGATGGTTCAATCAGATAGTCTCTTGGTCGAATTAGATCGACATTTTTTCCATACAGGGCATTAAAGAGGATTTTAAATGAAACTTCAGTGCCTTTGGAGGAATAAAAATCCTTGATATGAGAGAGAAATATCTCTTCGTTCAGATTTTCTGTAAGTTCTCTCTTCTTAAATCCTGGGGCGATAAGAGATTTAACCTTGAGCAGGAACTGTTGAAGGAACAGGACACTAAGGTTCTTGACTTCCGCGCCATTTTCATGACTTGCTGCAACAGTCTCTGAGAAAACTAGTTCATCGGGAACGTTGGATTCTAGAGATGAAGTGCCACTAAATCCACGGGCACAACCGTCAAAGTAAGTAGATTCCTTTGTTTGATATAGAATGATCTCTTCGCCAATCTGAATCAGACCATATCGATCTGGGAATCCGGCAGTAGATGTAACATATATCCTATCGTCAGAAGTGCCTACGGCAGACGTTAAGGTAGTTGATTCTACTGTGTTTGTGACAGCATCAAGCGAAACATACTTATCAATATTATGGAGAAGATCTAGTGGTCCTCCAGAATATTCATTAGATATGTAATATTGTCTTAGAAATTCCTCAGCAAGGGGGAATTCTTCTTTGATGAAGTCAGGAAGTTGACTTTCAAGAATCGAACTTATCTTAACTCTAGTATCGTTCATTGCTTATAGTCTGACGAGAGCACCGTTTGCGTAGCTTGAAGTGACAGTATATGTTGAACCAGAAATATCTGATCCTGATGTGATTGGATCTGCCAACATATTGACAGAAGTATTATTAATATCTAGCTGCAAATAAAGATCCTGTAATCCGATCACATCATTTGATTTAGGTGTGACCGAAATCTGAACAATTGAATCTGCAGAATCAAATTTTGCGGTTTCAATAATATTTAATGGATATAAAAGGATCTCACCTTTTTCATAATCAACGATGCCAGCATTCTTTCTGACGATCGTTCCTACGCCACCGGTAACATCAAGTTTGAAGAATATAATCCTTCCGGTCTTAAGGTCTGTATTTGGAATATCAGTTAGATAAACGAAATCAGAAACTCCACTAATCTTAAATCCAGATGACTTAATATTGTATCCGGCATTATTTTTAATGTGGAACGCATTGCCATAACAAATCTCATAGTCAGCGAATTTTCCAAGTGCAACACGAAGGTCTCTTCTCATTGCCAAAGTTGTAATGTTCGATGTGACGGATGCATCACTTTCATCAACAAGTTTGAGGAATTTGCTATACTTAAATCTTGCACCATAACGATTGAGTTCGGTTGAATCTGCATATCTCTCAATATTACTAATAACCTTACTTCTTACAGCACTTGAACTCAGACTTGTGTTGGTGTTATAGTATACGGTGCAATCAATCTCGACATAGAGATACTTAAGATCTAAGATCTCGGGGACAATTCCAGCAACGGAATATCTACGAAGAGTTCTCTTAAGATTATCCTTAATTGAGGATGGAATATATGTGCCATTAATGGGTTTAATGGTGATAAAGACTTTTCCGAATTGTGGTGGATTTAAATCTTCGCCACCAAATACAGAGATTGATTCTGTTTCCGGGAAAATGGTTGGAATGATTGACTCATAATCAGTTGCAGTAACTGCTCTATTATGTGCTTCGTAGATCTTTGGTGCATACTTACGAATGGACTCCGTGCTTTCAATTTCAGTTCCAAAGCGTGATGAAGTATCTGCAACTAATGGAGAAATCCCACTTGAAATTACAGTATTGTTGTTATCAAGAAGTCTTCCGTTAAATGTAAATCCAGCAACACCATTGCCCACTTCACCATTTGATAGGTGATATGAGATTTCAATTCTACTGCCGTTGACCAACTTATTTCCAAAGATGCCGTCTCCAAAGATGATCTCATATCTCTCATCTGCAATTTCCTGTAAGAAGAAAACTCTGGATGTTGAATTTACATCGATCAGATTATTTGAAAGTTGATATCTTACGCCAATATTGGATCCGGGATCAAAAACACGAACTCGTATGAGGGAAGTGTCAACACCAGCATTATCAAGTAAAAATCTTTGATTGGGATCATTCTCATCTACAGTATATTCTGCGGTGATGTAGGACCCTTCATATACATAAACATTATTGAAGGATGCCACTCCAGAAACGACTGGAACGGTCACTTCATCCTGAATGGCAAAGGTATAACTCTGAGTGCCGAAACGGGCGTTAGAGGTGCATACAAGACCCTTCTGGAGGGTGATTGTAGTGGGATTGTTTGAGTATCCGGTAGTATCTACCGTAAAGGATATGGATGCTCTTGCTGCCCTTCTGGAACGGGGAAGATAACCGATTTGCTTTGCCAGAGAAACAACATTTTCCCTCAGCGTAGCACTATCGATAAACACCTCATTACTCAACATATTTGCATTATATGATGAGATATAGGTGTTAAATGCTAAAACATCTATAATCGCAGATAGATTAGATCCTTCAAAATCAAAATCAGAAAAATCTGAGCTTGATCTCAGATATTCTTTAATTGATGATTTTATCTGATCAAAATCTAGATTTGTGAAGTTTACTAGTGCCATTTATCGAGTCGGCTGAAGTGCAAATGTTATTTGTTGTGCCGGAACGTCAATTCCAACAATTTCATAGGAAACTGTTACATTAAATTCATTATTATCGAAGTCTGGAGAGACTATGACTTCAATTAACTTGACTCTGGGCTCATATGTATTGATCGTATCCTCTATTTCCTGCTGAATAAACCCAGCAGTAATCTCATCCATGTTCTCAAATAGTGCAGCACTCACCTTGGAACCCAAATTGTCATTAAAAAACCGTTCTCCGGGTTGAGTGAGGACCAGA